GTACCAGCTTGCACCCATTGTAATCAGAAAAAAGGATCAGAAAATTGGCAGACTTGGATGAGACGTAAATTTGGAGTCAATAGACTTCGTGAACAAGTAATTTTATCGCACATTGGATAAACATGCCTGACATTAAAGACTACCGAACTAGAGCTAGGCAACTTGTTATAGATAAAGGTAGGATGACACCTACTGAAATTTATAACGAAATTGGCAAACCTCCAGAAGGGTACCGATTAAAAGCTGACGGTAAAGGTAATGTTACTAGTGAACAAGTAAGCAAAAGACGTGCACGTAGAGGTAGAGCTACTGCACGACGTGAACGTAACATTAAAGTATCTAGATCTAATTTAACACCCGAAGAACAAAAAGAAAAAAGGAAATTAGAGCAAGAACGAACTAAAAGACGTGCTCAAGGTGAAGATATTGAAATTTTACACAAACAACGTCCTAGTTTAACTGGACCTCAATTAGAACGACTTTCTGGTAGAGCACGTGCAAAAGCTAGAAAACGCCTTGAAAAAACTTATGGTCGCCTTGGAGATTCTCCAGAAAATTTAGAATTAGGTTCTGGTGAAGAAAATCGACAAGAAGAAGTAGATTGGCAAAAAGTTCAAAAACGATTGGGTGAATTAGAAGAAAAAAATCCACCGCAAGATAATCATCCAGATATGTTTAAACCGGAAATTCCTTTAGAAATGGCTGCAAAAACTTATTTGGCTGGTATTAATTTATCTCTCAAACTTGCTCAAACTGCTGGAGGAGTTGGGTTGTCTTTAGTTTCTAATTTGGTAAAAAATGAAGGCATTTAAAATCCCCTAGAAGGCGCCTCTAAACCACTAACCATACAAACACACACAACATGCCACGAAGACGCCGTACAGCGCCGTCTGGAGGGGTCTCCGTAGTCGAATCACTACAAGCTGACTTCAAGCTGTTTCTACAAGCACTGTGGGGACAGCTTGAGTTACCTTCTCCAACACGTGCACAATACGCTATTGCAGACTACCTACAAAACGGACCTAAACGACTACAAATCCAAGCCTTCCGAGGAGTCGGTAAATCTTGGATTACCGGCGCTTTTGTTCTTTGGACTTTGTTCAATGATCCAGAAAAAAAGATCATGATTATTTCGGCTTCAAAAGAACGAGCCGATAACATGTCAATTTTTTTACAAAAGCTAATTATTGAAACACCTTGGCTATCTCACCTTAAACCTAAAAATGATGACGCTCGTTGGAGCCGTATTAGCTTTGATGTTGCTTGCTCTCCACACCAAGCACCTTCTGTCAAATCGGTAGGTATTACAGGTCAGCTTACTGGTAGTCGTGCTGACTTGATGATTCTTGATGATATTGAAGTTCCCGGTAACAGTATGACAGAACTGATGCGGGAAAAACTACTTCAATTGTGTACTGAAGCTGAATCAATCCTTACACCAAAGAATGATTCACGTATTATGTTTCTTGGTACACCACAGACTACCTTTACCGTCTATCGTAAGCTAGCTGAGAGAGCCTACAAGCCCTTTGTTTGGCCTGCTAGGTACCCAAGGTCCATTAAGAACTACGAAGGCCTTCTAGCGCCTTCTCTGATGGAAGATATTGAACAGGGTGCAGAGCCGTGGACGGTTACAGATCCTGATCGGTTTGATCACGAGGATCTGATTGAGCGTGAAGCGTCCATGGGACGTTCTAACTTCATGCTCCAATTTATGTTGGATACAAGTCTTAGTGATGCAGAAAAGTTTCCTCTCAAGATGGCTGATCTCATTGTCACCTCTGTTAATCCTACTAACGCACCAGACTCCATTGTTTGGTGCTCCGATCCCAGTAATGTTATCAAAGACCTCCCCACTGTTGGTTTACCTGGAGATCATTTCTACAGTCCAATGTGCATCCAAGGGGAATGGCTCCCTTACCAAGAGACAATCTGCTCAGTTGACCCATCGGGTAGAGGCTCAGATGAGACAACAGCAGCTTATCTCTCCCAGCGTAATGGTTTTGTGTACTTGCACGAAATGCGAGCTTATCGATCTGGATACTCAGACGAAACGCTTTTGGATATTTTAGCAGGTTGTAAAAAATATAACGTGTCTAATCTTGTAATTGAAACTAATTTTGGTGATGGTATTGTTGCAGAACTGTTCAAAAAACACATGCAAAACACTAAACAAAATATTGGTGTTGAGGAAGTACGAGCCACAGTACGCAAAGAAGACAGAATCATTGATTCGCTTGAGCCTGTACTTAATCAACATCGTTTGGTTGTGGATCGTAAAGTCATTGAATGGGACTACAAATCAAACCCAGACGAAGCACCAGAACTAAGACTTCTTTACATGCTTTTCTATCAAATGTCACGTATGTGTCGTATGAAAGCAGCCGTTAAACACGACGACAGATTAGATTGTTTAGCTCAAGGTGTTAAGTATTTTACAGATGCCATGGGTATCTCTGAAAAGGCTATGGTTAAACAACGACAACTTGAAGAATGGAATGATTTACTTCAATCAATGATAGATGATCCACAACAATCAGCCAATCATATGGTGTTTGGAATGAACGCTGAACAGCGTAAACAAGCAAGAGGTAAGACATCAGTCCACCACTGGGTTTAAGGGGGGGTCACCATTTAAACAGGGGAGAGAAGGGTGGACTCGAACCTGTGATTGGGGAAGACTTGAAAAATCTTCCCCTTTACTAATCATCAGGCGACGAAGGAGCGATGATTCTGTAAGTACTTTTAACTAAACGACACAAATGTATAACTTACATTTTTAACATGTCGTTTGGGGAGATTAAATCAGTTGATCTGAATGGCCATTTAAGGGCCATCTGAATCAAAGTATTTATACTGTATGGTACACACGTATGATCAACATAATTAATTACATATACAAAGTAATTACAGTGTTACTAATGGCATGTGTAAATCCTAGTAACTGGTCATCCTGTATTAACATTAATCATTGGTTTCCACCTTATATCAATGATTATACACACTTCATTAACAACCCACCTTACATTAATGAACAACGTCAAATTAATTCACTCAACAGCAAATGGAGAGGACCTGATAGCATACATGGCACGGGTGTCCAATCCAAATAATCAAGACAATCCTTCTTACAGTAAATTAATTAAATACCTTATTGATCATAAACATTGGTCACCCTTTGAGATGGTTAATATGTGCGTAGAAATTGAAACTACCCGAAGTGTAGCTGCTCAAATACTACGACATAGGTCATTTAGTTTTCAAGAGTTTAGTCAACGTTATGCTGTGGCTGAACGTGCTCAACCAACAAACATTAGACGACAAGATAAAAGTAATCGACAAAATAGTATTGATAATGTTGATCCATATACGGTTCAGGATTTTCAAGTTAAACAATCGTTGTTGTTTGATATGTCGTACAAGCTTTACGATGAAATGTTGCAAGCAGGTATTGCTAAAGAGTGTGCAAGAGACGTTTTACCGTTGGCAACGCCTACACGTATGTATATGAATGGTACGTTGAGGTCGTGGTTGCATTATTGTGACTTGAGGTGTGGTAATGGTACACAGAAAGAACATAAAGACATAGCAGATCAGTGTAAGTTATTGGTTCAAGATGCTTACCCTGTTGTGTATGATGCAATGTGGCCTTAAATTTTGGCAAAAATCTTTGAAGCCATATAAAAGCGCCGCTGCTGGCCGCAACCCCCCATGGCACCCCGTTCGATCGGCTCAACAGTTTTACTGTTGGACCGGTTGGACCTGTTGAACGCTACTCATAGCGCGATCTAACTACCGCGCACGCTACGGGTGGTGTGCTCTCGGGTCTCGATCTCTCGCGATCTGTTAGGCCATCACTATAAGTGATGAGTAATGCTAATACCATCGATAAGAACCGCTGATAACCGTTGCTATGGCTGGGATCTGGTGCTGTGTTGTGCCAGTTGTTCCGACTGTCTACCACCAACTGCTGCTATGGTCAAACCTGTTGTCTCTCTTGACAGTTGAGTCTCGACTCTCCCTGAAAGGGTGAGGAGAGTCTCGACTTTCAACTGAGAGAGAACAGACCCTCCACTCTTCGCTTCTTCATCATGTTCACCAAGCTCATCACTCGTTCTTCCGCTGCTGCTGATTGGCTGCACGTTGACCTCATCACTGGCGAGGCGATGGTTCAATACACCAACGGTGTCACTTACAACTACACCAATGTGTCTCGCCGTGCCATCATGAACCTCATGATGAATGACAACATGTCGCTCGGCTTCTGGATTAACCAGAACCTGGTCAACAGCGACCGTGCTGTGATGAACTACCGTGCCTCTCGTCCTGAGATCACCTGCTGCTGAGCCACCTTGGCAGCTGTCCACCTTGACGGCTGCCTCAAAGCCGCCTAATGTGGCTACATGGTCGTTGATCTGACGACCAACTCAAGCACCTCGACAACCGCATAGTACTGTTGGCGTCACAAGACGGAGCCAGGGTTGTAGCACACCCGAAGCAGAGACATGGATGCAACTCATCCAGCTGCTACGCCATCGCGGAACATCACACACAGGTCGTTGACCTAACGGCCAACTCAAGCGGAGGCACACGCGTTGTATGATCATGCCACGCACCAGCCACGGCCAGCCGTGCATGCCTGTCGAGTCAGGCGCTGGTTGCATTGGGTCTTATGGACCCACCCATTCACACAGACTACCTCATGTCTATTACTGCACAACAACTGTACTTCATCCTTGACCACGAGTTCACACTTGATGAGCTGCGTGACATCTGCAACTACGGCATGTCACAAGGTGTATCTGGTTTCATCTACTCATCTGACCTGCGTGATTGCTGGGACAAGCACGAGGACGTGATCACTGATTACCTTGATGGTTTTTGTGATGACAACTTCGATCAATCCATGTGTGCTTATATCGTTGAGCAACTCACCTTCGATGATGAGAACTGGACCATGCAGGAACTCATCGAGTACGCTGTCTTGTTGTATGTTGAGCTGCGTGCTAATGAGATTGTCAACAATGTTGATGGTAACTGGTGACAACTACTGATTCGGAGGTTAACTAATGCTGACTTTTGATGTTATCCTCGAACGTGATAACAAACTGACGTTCGCAACTGTAGAAGAATGTAAGGATATGGATGATCTCATTGATCATCTCCATGCTGAGTTTCCTAGTCACACTATTGAACAAATTAAGGAGGTTAACTGATGATCATGTATCGTATCCGTTCACAATCTAGAGACGGTTACCCTGACTCACACGGTTACTATGTAACACGTGAAGAAGCTAGTAAAGTAGCTGATGAGTTGCGTAAGCATTACAGCAACCGCAACACCAAATTCTGGATTATTGAGGTTAAGTAATGATCAATGAACACACTATTATTCTTGCTGTTCTTGGTTCTATTGGTGTGCTTGGTAGTGCAGTGATACTGCTACGTGCTAATCACATCACGTCCAAGTATTACAACAACAAATGAACTACCAACAAATAGAACATCTTACCAACACATACATAACAGATCATAACAAAGGTCTGTTAACAAGGACACAGCTACTCTACCTAGTCCATCGTCTTGATCGTATGTCGTCCTATGTCGAACGTTCACAGTCACGAAGCACACGGACCCACCATGATAGAGTATGAAGTCACCATGTCTAGCGGGGAAGTAGTCTACATCCTCGCCGCTGACCTAGAGGAGGCTGCATGGCTAGCCTTTGAAGCGTCCAAGGACATGAACACACAACTAAAGGATGTTATCCCTACCTATGTCAGACAAAACCAGCAAACGCAAGAAGTATTTCCCAAATAACCTACGTGTGTTGCGTCAAGCACCTTCTGAAATGTTCCCTTCAGTTACCTTTGAAGAGTTCATGGACTGGAGAGTAGGTGGTTGGGAATTACCTGATGGCATTGAATGTGTCATCCGTGCACGACACAAAGAAACATACAAAGTTAAGGAGTATGTCTACCAACTAGCTGAGTATGCTAGACGTAGAGTAGACAGGCTCATGGACTCTGGTGATTACGACATCACCATTGCCACGCACGACGCTGTGCACCACATCTACAACGAACCCTCCGAAGATTACTATTCCGATGATGATGAGTGATTCCACCTTTGACAAGCTTGTGGCTGATCTTGTACGTGAGATCAGCGATCATCCACACTGTGATGAATTACTTTCATTGATTATTGAACAACTCATTGATGATGAATGCGTATGATTACAGAGGCTGAGATTGAGCAGCAGTGGCAGCTAGAGCGTGATGCACTAGCACAAGGTGCCATGAAACTACGCAAACAAGAGGACAAAGCATTAGCACGTGAGTATGCTTCATCTCTTGTGACTTCTCAGTCATTCATGAGCATGTACTTACCTGCTGTATGTGAGACAATTGAGCGTACGATTAACGATCGCATTTGGAACAACGCTGGTGCATACTATGCTGAGATAGCTACTCACATCAAGGACATAGAACCACTAGCTTGTGCTGGTATCACACTGAAGGTTGTTTTCGACAAGGTGTTTAGCCTAGTTGAAGGTGCTAACAAGCTTGTCAACATACAGAAAGCAATCGGTACTGCTATTGAACAAGAGTGTCAGATACGCTTCTATGAGCGTGAGGCACCAGGCTTAATGCGTTACGTTGTGGAGAAGTACTGGCACTCTGCTGCTGGTACCCATCAACGCTACAAGGACGCACGGATCACGCTTGAGCGTAGTGGACATCATTGGAAGAAATGGCTACCATCCACACGTGTGAGGTTAGGTAACTGGCTGCTTGATTGTCTCATGCGTCAAGAACCTAACCTATTTGAAATCATTATCTTTAGTAATGGTAGAAAGAAAACTACTTATGTAATACCCACCGCTTACTTTGCCGATGCAAAGAATCAACTCTTCAAAGAGTTACAGGATAATGCATTCCTAACGTGGCCGATGCTGATCCCACCCAATGATTGGACTGAGGACACAGCTGGTGGGTATCTTTCAAATGAGGTAATGCAAGCCCACGACATGGTTCGGAGGGGGTCACCATTCATACAGGGGGAGACCACCTACCGTTTCCTGAACAAGATTCAGAAGACGGCATTCACCCTGAACAAGTTTGTTGTTGATGTCGCAAAACAACTAGAAGAACGTGGACGTACTGTTGGCAAGTTCATGCCAGAAACAGACATCCTTGATCTACCAAACAAACCACTTGACATTGACACGAACGAGGAAGCGAAGCTTGATTACAAGCGCAAGCGCAGGGACGTAGAGAACCACAACCGTGTACACATACAAAAGTGTGTACGGACACGCATGACAATGGAATGTGTGCGTAGGTTTGAGGTCTACGATAAGTTCTATCTACCTTGGTCGTACGACTATCGTGGTAGGACATACCCTGTTGCATCATTCCTCACACCACAAGACACAGACTTTGGTAAGTCACTGCTACGTTTCTATGAAGAAAGCTTTGTAGATGAGACAGCAGTTGACTGGTTAAAGTTTCACGTTGCAACACAACGTGGTCTTGACAAAGCACCCATCAAAGAACGTATCAAGTGGACAGAAGACAACCACGAACTAATTACAAAGATTGCAACTGATCCTATTGGGTACGTTCATGAATGGGAGTGTGCAGATGAACCTTGGCAATTCCTAGCTGCTTGTGAGGAGTACTATGCTTGTGTCATTATGTGTGATCGTCATCACACTGGTCTGCCTATTGCTGTTGATGCGACCTGTTCTGGTCTGCAGATTCTGGCTGGTCTTGCTAGAGATTCGTCAACAGCTAGGCTCGTTAATGTCTTACCTAGTGACAGACCACAAGACGCATACAAAGTAATTGCTGAGGTTAGTAAGCCTAACATTCCTGAGTGTCTACATGATGTATGGGATCGTAAGTGTACGAAACGTACAGTCATGACCGTACCCTACAATGCTAAACCATTTAGCAACAGGGGTTACATCAAGGAAGCACTGGCTGAGAAGAACATTGAAGTTGACAAGGACACGCTAACTAAAGTTGTGTCTGCTGTTAGACAAGCTATGGATGAGGTCGTACCTGGTCCCATGGCTGTCATGAAATGGATTGAGTCTACTGTTGCTGAGCTTATTAAAGCTGGTGCAACAGAGATCAGCTGGACTACACCATCAGGCTTCACAGTCACGCAACGGCTGATGAAACCACAAGTAGAGAAGCTACAACTTAAACTACTGGGATGTGTCAAGAAAGTATCAGTTGCAGTTGGAGAGTCTTCTGAGGTAGATCTTCTACACCACAAGAACGCAACAGCACCTAACCTCATCCATTCTCTCGATGCAAGCTTACTCCACATTTC